ATAAAGCTTGAACGTCAACGGATACGACGACGCATCAACTCTCGCAGCCTGTGGGCAGAATGCCCGTGGCGAGTAGAACTGCTTTGACTTCCAAGTGTACGTTAGGTTCGATCCAGCGTCGAACTTGTGAAGCTGACCAGCAATCAGCAGGTAAAGCTCATCTTCATCGCGAGCGTAGAACCCGGCAGTCGCCGTAAAGTTAATGTCGATCAGTGCGTTCTTCTCGCCTCGCGGATCAAAGATAAATCCGCCAGTCCCGTTGAACGCAATGTACTTGCCGTTGTGTTGATACGCGTGAATCGTTGACGGGCTGTAAGCGTTCCATTGCTCGCGAGTCAAAATCTCTTGAGTTAGAACCCTGATGCCATCAGCGCCAGCGGCCACTAGGCCATTCGTCGATGCATAGATAGCGTACTCGCCCATGTCCACCATTGATCTCTTCGACACACATGGGAAGTTCGCATCAAGCTCCTGAACTGACATCGCGGCAGGAGAGGTTCCTTGAGCGATGACAGGCTTGCCGGTTGTTGCGATGAGAAGGCCGGGGCCAATCGAGGCCAGCGCCACAACAGGGCTGCTGGTCGATATCTGATATTCAGTCGGCCAAGCGTGAGGCAAATAAGCCTCGGAGAAGCACACGGTGTTCCCACTAAAACCAGCCATCATGCCGTTGGGCATGGCGGTGAGTCCGAGCAATTGGCCGCCGGGGTGATCTGCCGCAACCTCATCGGGAGGTGCAGCCCAAGTGGCGGACGGAACTGTCTCGCCCAACTGCGCATCTGTCAGCGTGTCCGAGTAGTTGGACGACGGCGTCGAGATATCAGCGACGAATCTGAACGAGCCAGAGGAGTCGGTTCTGTAAAGTCTGAACTTCCGCCCAGTGGTGTAGTAGTCGCCAGTCGGGAATGCCGGAATGGCGACGGTCTTCGTCTGTCCCGGAGTCCAACTAACGATATCCGCTGTCGTGACTTCTGACGGGATTGACTCCTCGCCAAAGTCGGTGACTAACGTCAGGACATACGCAATCTCTTGCGGCGACTCCCCCTCTGTCGCTGTACCACCCAGTGTTACGGTTGGCTTCGCGGGGCGAGGGAGGCCGAGGCGATACAGTGTACCCGGATACGGGGGGCCAGCCGTCGCGCCGACGTTATTGGTCATGCGCGGGTAGGTGGCTCCGCTGAAGTAAACGCGGTCGTGCGGGTCTTCAGGAATCGGGCTTTTGACTACGTCAACCTGAGAGTTGAACTGGAACCAGATGTTTGCCGCGTACTTGTAAATCGTCTGCACGGGGCCGGTCAGGGTCGTGCCTGTAGCAAGGTTTCCCTTGAGCGGCTTGATCTGGCCAGACTCAAGATTCAAGTTCAAAGCTGTCTGTGCCGAATCCTCTGGGATCAGCCGGGGCGAGATCTTGGTGATCTTGCCGCTAAAAAATTGAATCTTGAATACAGCCATGAAAATCTACTCCGAGATCATGAAAGGTACAAAGCCCGTTCATCCTTCCGTCTAGAAACAAGCCCGGGGAGAACTCGGCCACCGCCCTTAGTCCACTTCATGAACTCCTCTGCGGCCTCATCAAATTCTCCACGGTTGTTCTTCATCCGAAGCCCAGACCGCTGAAGGTTCCCCAAACCAACATTGAAAGAGAAGGAAACGAGGCTGTCGAAGCGGCTTTGGCTATCAAGAGCATTAGGGCAATATCTGGCCACGCCACGCTCAAATCGCGCAAGGTCTTTAGCGAGCAAATCGTCCACTTCAGAAGCAGTCCAGACACGGTTGTCCTCCGGGCGTAAGGGAAATTCCTTACGAAGCATCTTTCCCGCGTTCTCTACCGTGCGAGCATAGGGCAGAGCCGCCTGCTCCGGATAAAGAACGTGGCCGACGCCGACAGTCCACAAGCCAGCAGGACAGAGGTAAGGACGATTCCTCACCCCTTCATGGTGCTTGACCATCAGCAACGCTTTTTCGCTTACCTTCACTTCTTATTGAACGCTTGTGTGCCGAACCAGAAGGCGATGATGCTGCTCAGGATAAGCATCTCGTCATCCGAGAAGACGTTATCCATCGCAATCGCGAACGGGATTCCCGTCGTGTATGCATACCAAACGCCAGCGACATTAAGAGCGACAAGCTCAAGAACAAAGATGTACGTCACGACAGGGCGAACCGAAGCGCGAAGGTTGATCATCCACTGGGATGCGCCTTTGCCAATCTCGATGTCGTGCTGATACAGGGCTTGACGCTCCTCCCCAGCGGTCTGCGTTTGGATTTGCTCAAGCTTGATCTCTTCGACCTTGGCCTGTGCAAGGAATCCACGTTCGGCCAAAGCGAGTTCCCGCTCTTTCTGGGCGGCAACAAGAGCAAGTTCATGCTTCTTGTCCTGACGGTCTTGGAAGATAGAAAGAATCTTCGGAAGGCCGCCAGCCAAAAAGGACAAAAAGGTAGAAACCATGGTCATCATTTGCTGCGTTCCTCTAGCAACTTGACCCTAACTTTAAGGTCGTGGATGTCTGTATAGATCTCTTCTTTAAGCGAGTGCCTACGCTCTGCAGAAATTGGGCTGTCCGTTGGCACGCCCTCCGGCGTGATCAGCGCAGGCATCTTGCTTTCGATTGACAAGAGTCGATTATTGAAAGATGCGATCTCGGCCAAGAGCCAACCAACTGCGGCAAGCAAGACCGGGAAAAGCATGTCGATGACTTTCTGCATTGTCATTTTCTAGCTCTTGTTTCTATTGATGAGGTCAAAAAGCGTTTTTACCTTGTCTTCAAGAACAGCCACTCGAAGGTCAAGCTTTGCCAAGACGATTATCAGGGTGATAATAGCCAGAATCACTGGCCAGCCTTTTATAAAAAGCTCTATTACTTCCACAAAGAATGCCCCCGTATTAGAGTTCCTACTTCTTTCGCTTGTTCTTTCTTTTCTTTGGTTTCTTTGGCTTCTCAATGGTCAGGTCGTGAATGTAGTAAACCGTTTCGTACTCTTCCTTTTTCTTGAAAGGCCAAAGAGACAAAAGCCAAGCCTTAAACATAGCAAGCTGATTCATGACTAATCCTCTATTTGAAAAAGCCTAGCCAGTCAGCCAGCTTCATTAGCGCAGCGCCAAGAATTCCAGCGAGACTAGAAACGGCAACCAAGGTTCTCCATCCTCCCTTCGCCTCCGCAAGCATGAGCTTGATGTCATGGACATCGCTCTTGAGGGACTTCATATCTTCCTGAAGACCCTCTATCTGGGCGTCGTGCCGCCCTAGATCTCGCTGGACTTCCACTTATTATCCCTCCGTCTTCGGAGCCTCAGCAGGAGGCGGCAACTGCGGCATCGCCTGCTGCTGGAGCTTCTGGATCAGGCCAGCCACAGACTCGAACGGCTGCTTGGCAAGAGCCGCAATCAACAGGTTCGCTTCCTCCATCGACACTTCAAATTTCAACGTATTCATAATTACCTCCTTGATTGAATTAACATTCAACAAACTGCTCATAACGAGCGGAAATTATAATTCTATTTGATTGCTACAGGAACCCAAGCGCGACCGACGCGCCTCACTCATTGCCTTCTGTTTCTAGGATGATTGTGTAGTAGCGGGTGGTGCTACCCGAGGTAGCGTTAAGCGTCCATTCCGAATAACGGTAGTTCACGCCTTTAGCCATCGAGAACGTGATCGTCGTCCCGGTGCCGCCGCTTGCGACGTTTGCGCTGCCAAAGATGCCGGTGACGAATGCGTAAGTCCACGTCGCGCTTTGCGTACAAGTCACCGTGACCGACGCGGTTCCGAACGCTCTGTAATCCGAAAGCGTGACGCGCGATCCGGAGCTTGTGCCGCCGTCTGGACTGAACGTGCCTCCCGGAGCGGTCTTCCGCTTCGAGTAAAACTCGTTCATCGATATCGCACCGGACGAGAACGTGCCGGAGCCACCGGCATCCGTGTACCACGTCACGCCGCGATACGCATTCAAGTTGTTGCCCAGCGCGAACTCAGCATTGATGTCGTTAATGCTGATCGCGCCGGACGACTGAAGCGTAGGCATCGATTACTCAGCAGTCGGTGGCGCAGCCGGGGCAGGAGTTTCGGGAGCGGGTTCCCACGGAAGCGGCTTCTGCTCCATCGCAAGCTTCTCCACTTCCTTGGCGACGACGTATGCGATGTGCGCCTTAATGCCTTCGAGCGGCGTCGGAACGCCCGGCAGCGCGTCCGAAGTCGGCGGGGTGTCCAGCCAAGCCAAGATCTGCTCTTCGGTGAGGTCGCCAAACGCAGTGAAGCTACCGGGGTCAGCCGCACCAAGCTTGATGGTAGTAGGCAGATCGAACTTCGCCGCGCCGTCAGCGCCGCTCACAATGACCTCTACTTCCTTCACCACGTCCGTAAGACCGCCCTCGGCAATCACGCGAACGCCATTAACTTTATACGAATAAACAATAGCCATCGTCATGCCCTCTCAGTGGAGTTTAGATTTTAACTCGGCCAGCTCACGTTTGAGCTGAACCAATTCCTTCGCAAGCTCAACCGCAGACGCCATGGCAGCGTTGCCGTAGGAAACGGACAGCGTTCCCATTTCATCGCCAGCCTTGGTGATCGCCTCGGGCAGTAACCTCTGTAAGGACTGCGCCGAGACACCAACCTGCGTGATTCGCTCGCCGTCGGTGCGGTCGTAAATACCAACCTTCACCGCAGCCAACCTCTCGACGAAGCTTTCCGGCATCGGACGCCAATTAGTCTTAAGCCGTTCGTCCGAGTACGCCGTCACGTTGCCGGACGCCTTGATCGAGTACGACATGCACGAACCAAAGCCGCCGTTGATTAGTACCAACATGCCATGGCTGTCGAGGTTGCCAGCGACGCCGCCAGCGTTCGGATGAGACCACGCCATGCCGTACAGCGACCCGGTGGTAGTGCCGTCGGCTGGCAGCTTGTAGCTGTCACCCATAGCGAACACGCCTTGATAGCGAGTCGAGGCGTAAGCGCCAACGATGCCGTTGCCGTAGTTGTCGTCGATGTAGAGGTTGCCATTAGCGCGTGTGGCGCGGGCTGCTGTGCCTGTGGTATCGGAATATGCAACCCGGCAATCAGCATGGAAGCCGTCGCCAGAATAGCCAGCCAAGTACCAATGCGAGCCAGTCCAGTACGTCTGAACGCTGTAGTCGCTGTTGTCATCGCGGCGATACAGACGGGTCACGCCTCTGCTGTTTCGACTGTCGCTGTTTAGACTTGAGTTGTAGGTTAGCGAGACCGCGTAATCAGTGTAGTTGTTGTCGTCAATCTGCCTGCGCCATGAGCTAAAAGACCCGCCGCTACAACCGCGTGAGAACAGCAAGCCACCTTGGTTGTACTGTCCGGCGACCTGAATGCCGTATGCGTTTCCTCCAGTTGATCCAAGGCTGTTTGTTGTGTAGTGAAGCGCATTGAAGCCTTGAATGTGCGAAGTGCCGCTCGGATAGTTGCTGCCGCTCCAGATGTCGAAGAAGCCGGAGCCGCCGTGGAACGTCTCGTTTGCCCCGTACCCGCTGTGACCGAATGAGCCGACCCAGTAATTGCTGTCACTGGTGTAGTCGATGCGTCGGCTGTAGTTGTTCTTTGCGGACTCACCAATGTGAACCTTGAAGTCTGTCAGCGTCGAGTAGCGCAGATAGTCGTCGTAAGACGAATATATCCGAGTCAATCTGTTTTCTACGCCGCTGTTACCGCTAGTTGTGTTGATCCATCCAGCTTGGATGTAGCCGTTGCCATCCGTTCGGACGATCTTGTTTGCGTTATCGTTACGACCGGAGTGGACATCGAGACCGCCAACTGTAGCGGCGTTACCAGTAATGCTGATTCCCCACGTTCCGCTTGCTCCGCTGCCGGTGAGCGAAGGCGCGTAGCTAGTGTAGTTACCGGCATGAAGCGCAACGTACGCAGAGCCGCCGCCGTATGTCGAATTGCTGATATAGAAGGCGCCGCTTTCGTGGTAGTACTTCCACCCGTAGCCGTGCGTGTAGTAGCCAGTCGTGTTGCCGTTCGTCATCCACCCAGCGCTGCCAACGCCGGTTGAAAACATCGTTCCCCAGTACCCGTTACGTGATCCATCAATCAGAACTGAGCCGTAAGAGCTAGATGATGGCGTCAAGTGCGTCATTGACCCAGAGCCGGGGAAGTACAAGCCGTATCCCGTGCCGCCGTGGAAATGGAGCCACGTATAGACGTTGTTGTACGAGCCGCTGTAGTTATCGAAGCGACCGTTCGACACGTTAGTGGCGTACGTGGCAGTGCCGCTTATATTGATGCCCCACGTTCCGGACGCGCCGCTGCCGGTGAGCGATGGGGAGTAGGAGGTGTAGTTACCAGCATGGAGAACGCGGTTGTTGCCGTCGTAATGTTCCGACTCGTTACGGATTGGCATCCGAGAGGTGACCTCCGAGGCGACCGTGCTCGAATTGTACGAACGCGGCGAGAACGTCGCGCCGTTGGATGCGGTGTAGGTGCTGTAGTAAGGCGTCGCGCCTTTATACATTCCGCCGGGACCGTGGAAGCGATAGTAGGCATTGCCGCCGCGAAGCCAAACGATGAGTCCGTTGACCGACAGCGCCATGCCGCCGACCATTGTCGTGTACTGCTCGGAGAACTGGTTGACGCGGATCGTCTTGTCGTTACCACCCCACCCGCCGTCGCCCGACCATTCCCAAGTGAGCGTCAAACCGCCACGGTGTGCGCCAGTGCCTATTGGGTCCCACGGAGCGGTGTCACCGTAGCCGCGAGAGATCGACCAGCTTCCGAAGTGGAACCACGCATACACATCGAAGCGAACTGGGTAGTACGTGTTTGCGTCGCCGCCGACGTAGAACTCGATAAACGAATCGTTCTCAAAGATTCGTATGTCTCGACCATTAGCAGTGATTGAGCTGTTAAATGTGGTCGGCTGCGACATTGTAATCGTGCCGTTCTCAAGAGTGAGAAGCGGCTGCGAGCCATAACCATAGCGGTCAAATACGAATCGGCTCCCGCTGAAGGTATGGGTTCCACTACTAGAAGTTGATAGTGACGACCACGAGTTGACGCCGCCGACCGTGCCGCCGTAATAGATCGTCCCCGTAAGGTGCGTCGTTCCTTGAACGCCAAGGTTCGCGTCGGTGTTAGTCGAGCCACCGGCAGTGATTTGGCTTGCGCGAATCGCGCCACTTATTGTGCCGCCGCTTGTCGTTAAAAGACCAAGCTGGCTAATAACGTGAGCTGGGCTTGACTTACGGCAGTAGTTATCCGACCCGCTGTTCGTCCAGAAAGCCGCGATCGACGGGTTCTCTGTGTTACTGCTTGACTGATTGAAGTGAACGCCGAAGAAGTAGCGACCGTAAATGTCGCCGGCGCTGTCTCGCTGGACGAGCCTGTTCGCGGTCGCTGCGGTGTCGGCGCCAACAGTGATTGTTCCGTTTCCGGCTGCGTCTCCCATCCGCAGACCGCCGCGAGCCTCGATCGGGCTTTGCACATAAAGCCCAGCAGTCTGTCCACCTCTTGGGAGGTACAGCCCGTAGCTTGCAAAATTGGCAACGTCGTCCGTTGCCTCGGATCGAATTGTTAGCCGTCCACCAGCCTTGGATATGCCATTGGTGCTGTCAGTAAAGTAGAGAGTGCCGGTCAGCGTCCCGCCGGTTAACGGCAGCTTCGTGCTGTCAGTCGCGGACGTTGCTGTCGCAGCGTTGCCGGTGATGTTGATGCCCCAAGTGCCGGACGCGCCTGTTCCGGTCAGCGATGGGGAGTAGGAGGTGTAGTTACCGGCGTGGAGGATGAGATGGTTTGACGCTGTCGCGTAGTTATTTGCGCTTTGCAAATAAGTCCCGCTGTAATTTTCGCCGATTTGAAGCTGTGCGCCGTTCGTGCTGCCTTCCATCGCACGAAGGCCGCTGAAATAGATACGGTTGTTCCCGCCGGTAAAGTACAGCCCGGTGCCGTTGCCGGAAGCCGTCAGATTCCCCGTCAGCGTCCCGCCGGACAGCGGAAGCGCGTAGCTGTTGTAGTTCCCGGCGTTGAGAACTAGATTTCCGGTTAAGTATCCATTCGCGTAAATGTTTCCAGCGACATACAGATTGTTGCTGCCACCGCCTTTTCCAATCTGAACGTGCTTGCTACTGTTGTCATATTGCAGCCATAGGTGATCTGTAGCGGCAGATCCCAAAGCCTTGCCCCAAATATGCCGAACCTGTATCCGACCTTGCCCTGTTCCGCCCACGTTAAGTGCAGGCGTTGCGTCGTCCCACGCTAGTGTCGACGTGATGGTTACTTGCCCGGTTATCGCCCCGCCGGACAGCGGCAAATAGCTCGACAGCGCCGAGCTTGTGATGTAGCCGCTCGGGTTCGTGCTGTTATATGGCGTGTAACCAAGAGCGGTCGTTACCTGTGCGCCAGTGATACCAGTCAGGTATCCGCTGTCGTTCGTAAACGTGCTGACATTTGTCGGCTGCGTATACGAGAACACGCCAGTCGATGAGTTATACGAAAGTGATCCAGTCGCGCTTACGGCTGAACGCGCACGGGCGTTCGTGAAGTACAGGTTAGTGCTGCCTTCTGTAATGCCATCGCTGTTTGGCGTGGTGTAGCTGAAGGTGCCGGTCGTATTGTTGTACGACAAAGAGCCAGAGGCTGAGATCGAAGTCCTTACACGAGAGGTCGTGTGGTAAAGATTCGTGCTGCCTTCCGGAACCGCATCAGTGCTTCCGGGTGATGCGCTAATTTCAACGTATGCTGAACCAGACCAGCGATAAACCTTCGCGCTGTCTATGGCGATGTAGATCTTTCCAGAGTCTCCAGTCGCTGGGAAAGCCGCGAGGTTCGCGTACTCAAGGACGTCGTCAACGTAAGACGGCAAGTGCGATGACGCAATCTTTCCGGAGCTGTCTAGTCCGGCGTAGCCATTAGCAACGCCCTTATTTGCGGCGTTCTCTGGCGTAAATCCGAGTGCGGTCGTTACATCGCCGGACGCAATATTCGTGCCAACGGTAACGCGGCCTTTCCCATCAACAGTTACTTTCGAGTACGTTCCAGCGGTGACGCCGCTATTCGCAAGCGTCAGCGCGACAGGTGAGCCGGTCGTGCCGGTTCCGGTAACGTCTCCGGTGAAGTCAAGGGAGCCAGACGGAATGGCGACCCAAGACGGATTAGTGCCGTCGGTGCTGAGGTACTTTCCGCTGTTGCTAGTCTGCGAAGGCAGAAAGCTATTCTTAACAGCAGCACTCGGGCTGCGAACCTCAGATACATGCAGATACTGCGCGTGATCGTCATCGCCCAAGCCGGAAAGGTTGCCGTGATCCTGAACGAGGGCAGCAGCAACGCCAGCAGACTGCAAGGCGCGAAGGTCGTACACAGCGACCGTACTGGCTTTAACGCTGTTCGTGAAGCCAGTCTTGTGGGTGTAGATGACCTTATAAAGAGGGCGGAACTCGACTGATGGGAACCCGCTGAGGCTCAATCCCTCAAAGGTCATCGCCTCTGCTTGCGATAGCTGGTTCGTCGGAGCCTGACTGATGATCGAAACAACTGGGTAATTCAGGTTGTTCGTGGCGAGAATCCACGAAACGAAGTACTCGTTGTTATTAACGCTCGCCGTAGACCAAGTCCCGCCGCTGTACAGGTTGTACTGCGGAATGCCGCCAACAACCTTGAACGGGAAATCGGTCGGCGCGTCAATTACCCAAGCATTGCCACTAAGGTACAGAACAGGGATGCGAGCAGGGCCAGACAAATCCTGCTGCCACGTATTTGCGACAGGCGAATTAGTCGAGACGATATCGACCTGCATGTCTTCGTCGAAGAACGTGCCGCCGCCGATGTCGATTTGCGCATCCGCATCAGTCGCGCCAAGGCCAGTCGTCGTGTATCCGCTTGCGCCAAACCCGTTGGCAATTGCAGCACCGCGAGTACGGTGAAGGTACTCGTGAGTCTGCCAGTCAAGCGTGATGCCATGACGCTCATCGCCAAAGTAGACAGCCGTCGATGTAGTCGCGTTCCAGTAGACGTACGCTGTCGGCGCATGGTCTTCCCAAGTGAAATACGACATCTGCGTCGAAAGGACGCCAGACTGATTGAAGTAGATAAAATGCAGACCAGTCGTATTAGGAATGACGACGGTCTGCGCGGACGTATAAGTATATTTTACGCCCTTACACCAAACAACAAATTCAGTCGCAACAGGGGCAATCGTAAACGTACGAGTGCCGCTATCGAATGAGATCGATGACTGAGTCTTATCGGCGTGACCAATAGGCTCGCCCGTAGGCTCTGTCGAAGGCTCCCACGCAGTACCGTTCCAGACGAGTTTCTCTCCTGCGGCCGGCGCGTCAGTCGAGACAGCGCGGCCTTGGATCTTGGCTACGTTTGGTGCGGAAGAAGTACCGGAAAGATCTCCACCAATCTCAACCTTATCCGAGTTGAGATTGGTGAAGTTGGCGTCCAGCTCATTATTGGTAAGCGGACTGCCCTTCCCTGCGCGGGTAGTAATATTCGACATGCCTTTCCCCTATTAGGAGATCGTTACAGTCCAAGTCACCGTCATCGTGTCGGCAGCCCCCTTGTTCACGACTGCGAACACGGTACGGCAGAGCATGGTTCCGCCCACGCCAGAGTTGAAAAGCCCCGCCTCGGTCACCGCGCCTGTGCCGATTCCGGCATTGAAGGTGGCAACGTAGGTCGCAACCGCGTTGGTCGCGGTTCCGCTGGTCAGCGAAGCGCGGCCAAGCTCGCCGCCGAGGGCGGTATCGCCAACGACAGGAGAGGAGGTTCCAGAGCCGACAGCCATGTGGCTCATGACCGCAGATGCCGTGCCAACCATGCGAGAAGCAATGAAGTTCTTGCCGGTGGTTACGACGAGGTTGTTGAGGTCACGCTCGTCCTTCAGATTTCCACTTTCGTCGAAAATCTTGATCTGAAGCCGACCGCTAACCTTGATGTCTTCGAAAGCTTTCATCTAATTAGCCTCTGTCAGAAGTAGAAAGAAGAACCAACATAGTCTTCGGCAAAGTAAGTGATGTCGGCATAATCCGTCATCCTTGCGTAGCCGGAGTCCGATGCGGCCAACGATTCGCTGGGATTCTTTCCGAACTCCAGCAAAGAGTCGTCTATTGCATACTCAACGTCATCTTCGGTTCTGCCAAAGAAGGCGAGGTATGAAAAGTTATCAATGGCAGACGCCTCGTCCGCCCTCTGGGTCGAGAAAACAGAAGAAATCCCGTCCCCGAATACTACATTTTCTGAAGCCCCCTTTGAAGTTTCCAGAGAGTGGGCTTCTTCAACTGACTGTGAGTCAGAGAGCGATAATCCAAAGTCTAGGATTATCTCGTCAATCTGCGGGAACTCATCAGACAGTGACTTGCCTGAAGATATCCTCGCGCTGTCTGTAGTGCCGTTAGATGTTTCCAAAGACTTTTCAAAGCCTTTGGAAACAGCATCTATCGCCGAGTAGAGATCAGAGAACCCCTTGGAGGTGTCAAACGCAAGAAGCTCGGAAAACCCATCAATCTGATCCGAGATATGCTTACCAGCGTCGAATCGGCTGAAATCGTATACGCCAAACAGATCGTCAAGATTCAACCCGAAATCAAGCGTTGATGCGTCAAACGCATCGACCGCATCAACGAGGTTCTTGTCAAACAACAAGAACGCCTGATCGACAGGAACCTGAATCGTGTCGTTGACCCAGCGATCTGGCGGGGTCGGGTCGGCGAACACATTGGCCGCCGCAAGCTGAACGTAGCTCGACAACGCATAAGCGTTGACGAACGTGACCGCGTTCTTGAGATTTACGTAATCAGCGGAGTCCCGAAGATTTACGTATTGAGTAGTCGCCCTCGCGTAGACGTGAAGCGGCTCAGTGCGGAGTTTCTGGAACTCCACATCTGGTGCAGCTTTTGGGATATCGAGGACAACACGAATCATTAGAAGTCAGAGCGAACGCGCAACTTGATGAGATCGTAAACCGTCTGGATTCCAGAGCTGTTCTCCATCTCGATTTCCGCCTCATACACTCCGGCGGCATCCAAGGCTTGGGAAGTCCACTGGAAAGCAACGCGGCCATTGACGGCGTCCGTCACGGAGCCGGTGATGGTCGTCTTAATGGTTGTTGATCCGACCTCGCGAATCTTCAAGCGAACCGTCGCCCCGGTCAGGTCGATCGGCTGCCAAGTATTGGGATCGCTTTCGTCGAGAATCTGCCCGGTAGCGGCAGAGTTGCTGTCCTTCAGGTTCAGATAAAGAACCGGCAGCGTATCGCCTTCTACGAGCGGGATGGTTGCGCTATAGCTCATATGAACTCCCTAGGGGCAACCGACAACGCGCCGCCAGCATAGCCGTGCTTAGACTTGCGGATCGCAATCCCAAGCGCCTTGTCGAAAAGAATTTTGTTCATGCCAGCGCGATCCGGGTCAGACCAGACCTTCTGGGGCTGAATCTGAAGCCGGTACAACGCACCCTTGATGAGCGTCTCAGAGTTCTCGTTCGCGATGTAATCCGGGATCGAAGTGCTACTCTGAGACGGCTTGAGCGAGTACAGAACATACAGCGTCTCGCTCACGGAAGGCGTCGGAGCCACCGTAATGGTGTCGCTATCGTTCATCGTGTACACGCGAGCGGGGCCGCTGCCAGCCGCCATGTAGATATCTACCGGGGTTACGGCAGATAACTTCTCATAGCTCGGCGAAGCGGTCGTGCCGCGATTCCGGTAGAGGCCGAGAACATGATTGATCTCGGCTCCAGCCGGAGGACTCAGGTCGATTTCGTTTGTTCCAGCCGGGACAATCGCGTCTTCGATTGGCTGAATCCAGACGTCAGTCTTGATACAGAACTCAATCGCCGCATCCTTTAGGCACTGCGCGATCGAAAAGACGGGGCATCCCGGAACTTCCAGCAGGACTTTGTTTGCTAGATCGGTATATTTCACTCTGCCTTACCCCGTTTCAGCCCCTAAATTTCCCGCTCGGGAACTCGATATCAGCCCTGCGCCGCCTGCCCCGGAGGGATTCGCGGACGCGGAGTGGATGCCGAATCGGACTGCGTCTTGATGCCAAGCGAGTTCTGGAACGCCTGAAGATGCGCTTGCGCACGGGCAACATTCCCGGCGTACTCGGAGTCTTTCGAGTAAGCGCGATACAGGAGGTAGTCGAGAATCGCGTTGGCGTAGATGTCGTCGATATCGATGACGGTCGTCGCGATATCCGCAAGATCGTTCGGGCCGCCAGTTGACGTTACCGTCGTCGGGGCGGAGCTATAAACGATCTCGATGGAAGCCACACTCGTCGGCTTCGGATACAGATAAAACGTCTTCGGATCGAGCGGGTTGTAGATGTAATGCTCGATCAAGGTCGTGCCAACGGTCGGCGTGTTGTGCCAATCCGGAAGCTGATCGTCCATGATTCGCCGATCAATCTGGCGAATCGCCTTGCCGCCGACGTTGCGCACAACGTCAAGCAAGCGAAGCGCGGCAGAGGGAAGCGTCTGCTTCGACCCAGCGGCGCAAGTGAAAGTCGTGTTTACAGTCTTCGCGTCAGGGCGAACAAGGACAACCTCGCGCTGCGCGTCATTGAAGAACTTCAGAAGTTCCTGCTTCGCCCAGCGAGTGCCAGTCGTGTCCTGAAGGATGATCTGCGCACGGTCAATGATCTCAACCACTTTTACCGTAGCCATGTTTTAACCTTCGTAATACGGTTCTAAATCAGGGTTGTCAGCGTACACAGGGTTCCAGTCCCAGATCACGCCGGTACGTTTGTTTCGAAGTTTCTTGGTTGGAGCGACAGGCACATCTTGCACCTGAATCCTCGGCTTTCCAAGAGCCTCGACCTCATGTTGCAAATCATGCAACTTCTTTCTTCGGTCAATCGTCACGCCAAAGTTTGCCTTGGCGTATTCGTAGAGTTCGTCTTTGCTCATGCCATTGATATCCATAAGAAGAATCGGGGAGAGCATGGTTACCCATGCCCTCCCCTCTCCTATTACATGCCGGTCAGCTTGAGGGCCACGCCACAGGTCGGGTGAACAACCTTGTAGCCATAGACCTTCAGGCCGCGAACGCCATCACCGAAGGACGACTCAAGGCGAACCGTCTCAGTGTTGGTGAACTGCGAAGCGAAGCAAGCGAACTTCTTGTGACCAGCCAAGCAGAGGCGCTTGCCAGCGTCACCGCCCGAACCAGCGGCGAGGAGGTTCGACTGATAGACCGTGAAGCGGTCGATCATGCCAACCTTGCCGTTGCGCAGCGGCGAAGCCGAGTCACCAGTGAGGTACGCGAACTTCAGATCCGACTTCTTGAGAAGCTCGATCACCTTCGGCGAGACAACAAGGAAGCGATCGCTATCCGGGATGTTGTCTTCGTCGAGGATACGGGCGGCCTCAAGGATCGGGTCGAGGATGTTCGACGCGGTCGGGGTCGTGGTCACGTCCACCGAGTTGCCAGACGCCACGCCAGACACGATGTTACCGAGAACGTCCGTCTCGACAGCAATGCGCATCTGCTCGGAAGCGTCACGGGCAGCCTCGTCCCAGAAAGCGATGTCGCTTTCGGCCTTCAGCACATCGTCCACCTTGAAGGCGTACGACTTGGCCTTGTCAACGAGCAACTCGATGGTCGAGGTCGTCACGTCCTGATACGAGATCGTGCCGGTGTAGTTCGCGACGGTGATCGCCGGAACCGTACGGATCACAACCTTCGAACCCTGACCCGAGATCTCACCCTCGTAGTCGTTGTTCGTCACCTGCTCAAGAACAGACGCCGCGTAGAACTTCGCCTGAAGCTTCTTCGAGAAGATATCAGGGACGAAACCCGCCGCGTTGTTCGCAACCCAGCCGCCATTGGCGACCGTAAAGTTCATAGCCATTTCAAAATACCTTTAGAAAAGAGTTGTACTGCTTGTCAGCGTACACGACCCTCGGCCCACGCCTTGTCGATCTCGGACTCAAGCCGCTCGTAATCACGGCGGTTCAAACCCTGAATCTCTGCGCGAGTCCAGACTCGCTTGTTGCCGACATTCGGATTTCGCGCCTTCGGCAATTTTGGCTCTGCCAATTTCTTTGCCTCGGACACTACGTCCACCTTCGGTGCAGAATTCGTGACGCTCTTAAATCGGTCGAGAAGCTCGATAACTTCCTCGGCAGTACCGTTCTTGGCAATCCGTTTCCAAGTTCCGGTCTGTCCGTCGAGCCATGTCTGGAACCCGTCGTCTCCCGCGATATCGGCGAAATCGGGATGCTTCGCCTTCACAGCAGAGACATGGAGTTCCAAAGTTCTCTCTTCCTCAGACTTCCGATAAAGCTGCGCCGTCTGCTTGAGATCTGACTGAAGCTTCTGAAGCTGTTTAAGAAGCGGCTTGGCGATATCCGGATAGTCGCGTTCCAATGCTTCTATCTCAGGATCTGGGCCTTGCACTTCCTGCTTCTGAGCCAGTTCTTGCTCAAGCAGGGCAATTCGATTGGCAAGGGTTTCGCTAGTTTGTTTAGCGGCCTTGGCTTCCTCGATCGCCTTCGTCATTCTGGACTGCGCGTTTTTGTAGCGGTCTTCCGCTTTGGCAAGCTGCGCCTTCCAGTTATCGTCGGGCTTGGACGCACCATCATCCTCGTCCGACTTGGCCTTAACCTCAGCCTCCGTCTCCTGCGGCTCTTCAGGGGGAGTCTCTTCTTGAACCTCTTCCGGCTCAGGTTGCGGTGGAGTGTCCTCTTGGGCGTTAGCCTTCAGGGATTCCTCCTGTGCCTTCTTGTACTGTTCAACAAGAGCGTTTGCTTCAGCTTCCAGCTTCGCTGGATCATTCCTGCTTGCCATTTATAACTCCGGGCCTTTTAGGCGTATCGGATCAAAGTTCAGCAGCGCGTGTCGTTCCCCGATGCGCTGCCTCCAGTACGGCTTTCGCCGAATCCTCTAACTCAAGTAATGCGCGTAACTCAACGACCCTACCCTGTTCAAAGCGGTAGTTGTCCGTTGTTTCCAGAGCCTTGTGGCATTGGGCGAGGCGTAGGCGGAGTAGGCTGGACAAGACCGTCCACTGAGGGTGGCTGGACAGCTCCAGCAACGCCCTCGCCTGATCCTTCGTCAGCTTCAAGCCCATTCATTTCTCCCAGCTCCGGCATTTCCTTGAGAATTCTGTCCGCGTCGATATCGAGCGACTTGGCGATATCCTTGATAAGCGCCTCGAAGTTCACCATCTGCCCCATCGCAGGGTTTGCGACGAGCGACATGAACTGCAACAGCCGCTGCGACTGCACTTCCTTCTGGATAAGCGCAGTCGATCCACGCGCAATAATCCGCATGTCACCCTTGATGCTCTCATCAGAGTTCCACGCCATGTTCCAATCGTACAACGCACGAACCATCGGCGCCAGCAGGAAGTCATCGATGTTCTTGATGACCGACTTCAGCGAGATGCTGGCCGCACCCATGAGCATAGACATGCCAGTGGCAGTCTTGTTCATGCCGCCAGAGGTAGAGCCATGCGTATAGGAGGGGAGCGAGGTGGTCTCATCGGCGAACCGACGGAACAACTCGATGACCCCACCCAATGCATTTGCATTACTCTCGGGCTGGTAGAAGCGAACCATCGGCATGGCAGCATCGCCGCCCTCGCGCAGGAAGATTCGCCACGGGTAGATCTGGGTCGGGTCTTCGCCAGCCGCAATCAGATCCGTGTTGACTTCAACGAGGGGGCCAGAGGAAATTGCCATGTTGTCGATGAAGATGCGGGTTGCCGCATTCATCGTCACCTGACTGTCTCGCATCTGGCGCGGTACGCCGACGCCCCAGAACTGGTGTGGGGTCTTCTCGTACGGAGCCAGTTTGTAAGGAATCTCCGCCCCGGGAAGTGGGTTGATCTGCGCCTTTAGAACGCGGTCTGAGCAGAGCCAAACATTGGCCGAGAAGATAGAGTTGAGATCATCATCAGGGATATCAACTCCGACATCGCGGAGATCCGCGCCGACGATGTCACCCCAAAATTCGAGTACCTCGTATCGATTCGACTCCGAGTACTCGTTAACATTGCTCAGGCTGCGACGATCCCGCTCATGCTGCAACTCTTGGTGGTTGCCATGGCGGAAGTTCGTCATGATGTAGTCGATCGCTTGATCGTCAAATCCCGGCGATGCTTTAAGCTCCGCAAGCTGCGACTTCGTGAGAACGTGACGGCGGTAAACGCCAGTCGAGTCCTGCATCGAGGTGGCAAACGGGTCGGGGTAAAGGTCGAACACGGAGACGCTTTCAATCTCCGGCAGAATCCGCTCTTCGTAAATCAGTACGTGCTGGTCGCCGTTGTGACGCCAGTGACCAGACCGCTCCACTCGCAGCGTCCCGGCCTTGATCGCCCCAGTCCCAAAGATGCACATCTCCATGATGGTCTCTTTGAGCTTCATCTCGAGATTGGCCTCGGACGTCTGATCATGGATGACCTCGGTCATCTTCTCAGCGCGTTCCCCGGCTTCCTTCTTGATGTACTCCTTGATCTCTTCGGTGCGTTCCCGGATCAAATCTTGAGCCTGTGACGGGTCAAGACCCGTCATCATTTTCATCTCCTTCGCCGCCTCGACCATGAGCTTGGTTTCCAAGCCGGGGATCGTGGGAATCGGCGTAGGGTTGATGGAATAAAAATACTCTCCCGGTTGGAAGAGCAAGTCGACGATACGGGAGTAAGCGGCCATGACCTTAGTTCTGGTAAGGCCAACATATACTCGCGAACGCCCGGGCGGGAGACGCGCCAAAATGTCAGGCTCGTAAATGCCAAGGAACTGGCGAAGGTCAACGAGCCACTCGTCTTCTATGCGCTGGCGGGAATCTTTCCAAGTCTCGAACTGACCCCGGAGCCGGGAACCAAGGTCATTGAATACAGCGGACTGTGAATCAGTCGGCGAAGACATGCCGTTCTCGACTACGAGATCGCCCGGCTCTGGATATTCGTCTTCTCTATTCATTAGTAACCCGCAATTGAGTCAGCAATTTCTGGCCTAGTAGACCACGTTCGTTCTCGACGCGGCATGGAGTTCAACCCGAATATTGCTATTGCATAAGCTACGACCCTGTCGTCAAAGCACCCATGCGCCGCATTCGTCTTGCCCCGTGCGTCAATGACGTACGTCCTCAACTCTTCCAGCAATTCCTTATCAGCGACCCCTGCCTCACCCTGACGAATCAGGGCAGCGAGGTTGTCGATGATCAGCGGCTTGGTCTTACTCGTCGTAAGCCACCCCGCCTTCCGGGTCATCTTGTCCCCATAAGCGTGATCGACCGTCTGTTCGACATATAGATTTGGATAGCCCAAATCCTGTAATCTACGCAGAGTGGTCAACCCATGGTTGTTTCTCTCAACCAAGAGCCACGCCTTTTTATAATAGTATCCTAACGATTTCAAGATGTCACCATATTCCCACGGATCAACGTGTCCGTGCCAGCAGGCAACCTGCCTGCCATTGGAATCGACAACTTGTGCGCAACTGTAGTCGCCGTTCTCCAAGCCCTCGGCGACGTCCACTCCGATCGAATAGCGTTCTCCCTCCATGGGAGGCGACCAGACTCGGAGCGGCCCCTCGGCCATAGGCCGAAAAACCCCCTCAACCACATCCCCCACGAAGGTGGGCGACCAAACCTCTTCCTGTACGGCATCCAAGTACTTCGGCTCCACAAAGGTACGTCCCGTAGTCAGGAACGCCTCCATGGGGGTAGCCGGATACTCCTGCCGGAAAAGGTCATCGCCTAACTCGGCAACCTTCGCCCTCCGCCAATAGAGCTGGGCATCCGTCAGCCCATACTCCTCGGCCAGCATCTCTTCTTCCTCATCCCGGACAAAGTCGCCCGGGGGCTTTCGCGAGTACTCAGGAAGAAGGAACCAAGGCACGAAGATCAGCTTGTACTCACCCTCACCCCTCAATGCCTTGAGGCAAGCCTCGTAAAACCACCCCGACATGCCGTTGGCCGTGGACTCAAGGATGACTTCCGTCCCCTCGTCACCTACGGTCTGTAAGAGGCCAGCCGAGATATCCGTACCTTCGGGGTAGTAAGCCACCTCCGACCCATGGACGAACTGGTTAGTCTGCCCTCGGCCCGTCTGGCCGGTTCTCGCCGTACCCACTCGGTACTGCGACTCAATCCCGCCAAAGGCTATAAAGCCCTGTGAGCGGCTTTTAAGGGGTGGTTTGAAGAAGGGGTGCTGAAGCTTGTCGTAGAAGAAGCTGACCATCCTAAAGATGCTGGAGGTCGATTCCGCCAAATGGGATAGCACGAACGCGGAACTGTTCCGCTGACCCGTTACCCGCCAGAAGTATCTCCCCTGTACATAGGTCGAGATGCCCAACTGACGGGCTTTAAGGATCAGAACCCGAACCTTACCCGTCTCACGGCGCTGAGACTCAATCTCCTCGTGGACGAGAAGCTGGCCTCGGTTCATCCCGAAGGGGACGATCTTTCCCTGCTTGTTGACAATACGCAACAACTTCTTTGCGTATAGAGGGAAGTCGGACTTCAGCCGCTCGGCTAACTTGACGACTCGGGGGTCGTGCTTGGTAAACCGCTTATACCGGGAGGAGGAGGTAACGTGGAGAGGCTCATGGGCGGGGGTCTGGCTGCCCAAGGAAGCACCCCCCTCCCCCTGCTGCGTGATGTCACCTTGTGCGGATATAGGTCACCTATGCCTTTAGGATGCCTTCGGCATCTTGCGATTCCCTAGAAGGGAAGACATCCCTTAATGGGATGTCTCGCCGTCGCCGATGTCGGCAAAAAAACCTTCGTTAACAGTCACTTGTGACTGTTCTGGAGCATAGATGCCGAGATGCTTCGCCAGAAGGTCTAGTGCCTTAACCCTTGCAGAAGGGTTTTCGGCACTAGCCGCCTCCTCTTTGAGTCGCTGAATGACCCATTCAGCGTTGACTTCCGCTTTATCCACAAGTTTTTGCCTCGTAGAGGCAATGAACTCCTGAACCTTCGGCTCCTTTAGGAGTTTGCATCCGGTCTTGGCGGCTCCTTTTTCGGAATATCCGGCCTTTATGGCCGATGCCGTGGCATTGCCGGTCTCGACATAGGCTGCCGCGAAGACAGCCCATTTGGCTGTCTTCTGCCGTTGTTTGGCGTGTCTTTCGGTGTACATAGCCGGATTCTAGTGTGACCCTCGCATCAAATGCAATCTATATGCCATTAAGAGATATAAGCAATTTCATGCCAACTCCTGTTGGCATTAGAAATTGCATCTCTAATGGCATATGAGATTGCTTCTTCATAAAGAAGATCTTGTCTCTTTGAATCCCCCTGACTCTTTCAGAATTTTCCTCCCGAGATTTGTGAGGGAGGAAAATTCTTTCAGAGTCTTCCCCCCTTACAGCCCCCATTGAATCGGCACAATGGTTGGCGGGTTTGGATTTAGCCGGTGTACATTGAACACTACGGAGACGAACATGGGCATCCATCTCGAACGTGGCATCAAGTTTGCGAATTCGCTGTCCGGCAATCTGTCGGCGGTTCGGCGTGAGCGGATTGACG